CGTCCCCGTTTTGGTCGGGTTGCAGGTCTTCTATGATGGTCACGCCGTGGGGCGACGATGCGTATACCGAATCTACGAATTTCTCAAACAGATACGGCTTGGTCTTGTTCTCTACGATAATGCGGACAAACTTGCCCCGTGTGCGCTCGTCTTCCACCGACAGGGGCACCGTATCGCTTGCTGCGGAGTCATCATAGCGGATCTGCGTAAAAATGGTATGGGGATTCTTTACGAACTCCAACTCACGGGTTTTCGTGTCAAGGATATGGAATCCCTTCTTGTCACCGTAATCGTTCATGGTGATCTGATACGGGCATCCCAAGTAGTGGATGTTTTCACGCGAGTGCCGTGTGTGAAAGTGCCCCGTATACACCGCAGAATACCGCCCAAATATGTCAGGTTTCATGCCGCCGTCAAAGGGGGTGTTCCGCAGCACCTGAAATCCGTTCAATTCAAGGTGCCCACACAGGATGTCTGCCTCTGCTTCCTGCACGAACTTCAGGCACTCTGCTTCGTTTTCCCGATTGATCCACGGCAGCAGTGCAATCGGCAGACCGTCAAAATCCATTACCGTTGGCTTGTGATGCACCACGAACTTGTCGGAGAACAGTTCCTGTAGTGAGTTCACTTCGCTCTTGTTCTTGAAGAAGATATCGTGGTTTCCGAGAATGCAGTGCATAGTGGCACCGCTCTCCTCCAACCGCTTCAAGAATCCGTTTCGCACCGCATTCAGTGTCAGAAAGTTCACGAACTTGCGACGATCCAAGAAGTCTCCCAAATGGATAATGGTAGTGATTCCCTCCGCTTGAATGCGCGGAAAGAACACGCGGTCAAAGAACCGCATAAAGTGTTCCATGAATATGGGGGAGTCGTTACGCGCACCAAAGTGCGTGTCCGTCACAAGGGCAATCTTCACTTCTTCTTGTCCTTCTTCTTGGGCTTCGCGGCAGGCTTCTTTGCCTTTGGCTTGCTTGGGGTCTTTCGTGGCTTCTTTGGCTTTTCGGCAACAGGCTCAGGTTCAGTCTTCTTCTCAAAATTCTGAATATCGTTTTCAGTCAGGAAGGTGGGAAGTGTTTCAAAATTGTCACCCACCTTCAGATAGTTCTCACGGAACCACTTCTTCATTGCCGAGTCCACATCGCTCATCTCAATCTTCTTCAGTTTGATATATGCCTGCTTCTTTTCCTTTTGAATCCTACGCAAGAACGCATAGTAGATGATCTGCGTGAAATACGAGAACGGATTGCTAGACTTGGAAGGATCAAAATTATATGCGTACAGCAGGCAGTTTTCAATCCCGTCAGAGATCATCTCGTCCCTGTATGGATAGTTTATGAAGTTCGGCTTGCGAGACAGATTTTCGGCAATCTTCATAAAACACTCACCGATATAAGAGGTCACAGGTGGATGCTTTTCTCCCGCCTTGTTTGCAGCGGTCACCAAAGTCTTCCACATCTTCATCTCTTCAAAAAACTTCTGATTGTCTATGTAATGGTCACTCTTCTTTTTTGCCATAGTATTCTCTCACATTATTAGGGGCGTGTCAAGCATCATCCTCTTTTTTAGGAGGATCGGGGAGATAGTCCTTTATATACGGTGACCAGTCTTCGTGACTGTTTCCGAATTGCGGATTTTCTTTTTTGTCAGCAGGAGGCTCTTCCCATTTATCTTTTGAGATTTTTTCCCGCTTGTTCTTCTTGGGCTTCTTTGGCTTGGGTTGAACATCGTCCTCCAAATCCTCTACCTCGTCTTCGTCGTCGTTCATCATTTCCTCAAGAAAGTCTGTGTTTATGAATTCTTCAACGGAATCCTTCAGATAATCAAGAAATCCACTTTCAACCCAACTCTGTAGAATCTCCTGCGGAATGCTCACGGAGAAAACTATGGAATTAGGTGGACGAGTGGGAATGTTTGGCATACCAAGTCCAGGCAATCCCATTCCACCAAGACCAGACAGCGGAGGGAGTGGAGGAAACTGTGACTTGTTTTTCTGATCTTCCGCATACTGCTTCAGAAGGGACTCTATCTCCTTGTCCGCTTCTTCTATAGACTTTTTCAAATCTTCTTCCGTTTCAGGCGGCACTGGATCAGCATGACGAGCAGCGGTTGCTGCGCGTTCAGCGTCATCAGACTCCACTTGCCGATCATACAATTCAATGAGATCAGGATCAGGTGGCATATCAAGAATGATGAAGTTGCAGGGCAGTTCTGCACACAGTTCCGAAGTTGATCCTAGCCAATCAGAGAAATATACCACATGACGCTTTACGCCAGTAAAGGGATCGGCTTGAATTGAGGTCACTATCCGCATGGGACGGTGAACCTTGATCTTGCTGCGGGTCTTGCTCTCTACCTTGCCAATAATTTCCTCACCGCTACGCAGTTTGAAGACTCTGAGTCCACCTGTTTTCTTCTTGCTCATAGGTCTTCTCCTAATTGGATGCGAACTGCCTTGTAGTCAAACCCCTCGGCTTCATACAGTCTCATACGCTCATTCATGTGCCGAAGCGTGTGGTTTTTCCACGATTTCCAAGAAAGATCATCTCCAATATCGTAAAGTCGCGCCGAACCCTTGTCTTTGGCGACACGCAACTGCCGCCCAATGCTTTGCAGAACTCGGATTCGGGACTTTGAGGGGGACGCAAAGATAATGTTGTTCAGTCTCCGTATGGAAATGCCTGTGCTGAAGGTTCCGTAGGAAGCCACGATCACGGCATCGTTTTCACTGTCAACAATCTTGCGTATCTCCTCTCGGTCTTCAGCCTCTGTTCCACCATGCACAAAGAATACCTTGCGTTCGTCCGGAAGGCAAGACCTCACAAGACTATTTAGCACCTTTCCGTGATCCTCAACAAATTGAAATAGTATCAGTGTGTTGCCCTTCAGCCGCTTACACAGGTTTGCAATAAACCTGTTGCGTCTTTCGGATTTGATGATCCACTTGATTTCGTCTTGATACTTTGCTCTCTTCACGGATTCGCGGTCGATATCTGGATACGACAGCACGATGCAATCAATTTTCAAATCACTGAGAATCTTCTTCTCCATGAGTGACTTGGTTTTAGTGACCTCGTAGGCACGACCAAACAGCCCTTCAAGCACCAAGCGGTGGGTGTTCGTGCCGTCCAGTGTGCCTGTGGTGCCCACTCTGAATGGACAACGCTTCAGTTTGGTCATTATTGCAGTGAGCGACTTGGACTTGAACAGGTGGGCTTCATCGCCAACCACTGCCCCGAACTGCTCAAACCATTTGTCGCTCTGCTTGTACACGCTCTGCCATGTTGACACCACAACACGCTTGTCTGTGGCTTTGTCTGCACCTGCACTGATCTTGTGGCAGTTGTCTTCAACGCTCCACCCGTTTTCAGAAGAGTAGTCCGTGAAGTCGGTAATCATCTGCTCTACGAGAGACACCGTTGGAACAATGACAAGCACCTTCTTGTCTTTGCCAATCTTGCTCATGTAATAACGCAGGAGAGAGTAGATGATAAGGCTCTTTCCGCTGCCCGTGGGAGACAGCAGCAGGCAGCGTTCTTCCTGCATGGCATGGAGAACCGCGTTGACTTGGTGTTCGTGTGCAGGGGTCTTGTTGCCGTGAACCCGTATGTCTAGATGGTCTTCAATAAACCCCCTGACATCCTTGAAAGTGGTCTTGAATCCGTTTCGAACAGGCAGGGCAACGGTATACTGCCGCTCGTCCGCAAACTTCTTGATGTAGTCCACAAGACCTGCGTATATGTGCTGTGTGTGAACATTATACAGTTTGATCTCCCCGTTCCACAGACGGGCACGATACGCTGGCATGAACTTGTAACCGGGAACCTTGAATGTAAAGTAGTCGGACAGTTCAAGAGCAATGCCACGGTCGCACTGCACACGAACATACACCGAATCCACCTCTGTTACATCAAGGTCTACCATCATGCGAGATCCGCTCCAAACACCGCTTCACTATTGAATCTGATGGGAACAGGAAGAGACAATTCTCCTCTCCACCCCACAACCTGCACTCCCGCGTCCCGCATCATGCGTAGCCCGTGCAGAACCGATTCACGCCAACGATCAGGTGTCCGCTCCAAAAGCACCGAAGATGTCACCACGCGCTGCACTCCAAACTCAATTATCGTTCGGGCACACTCCGCACACGCTGCCCATGTGCCGTAAAGGTGGAGTCCGCGCACAGGCAGTCCGTTCAGGGTTGCCTTGTATATCACACGGCGTTCGGCGTGTTCGGTGCAGTAGTTCTTGTCTTCGGGAAGCAGCGGGTATCCTGCGGCTAGCAGTGCTTCAGGAACGGCATTCCAAGCAGACACCAGCGGTCCCTGTGTGGGAATGACCAGTGTGCATCCAACCTGTGTGCGTAGATCGGTGCTGTGCCGCGCAGCAGAGAATGCTGCCTGCATATACATTTTGTCCACCCACCATCCCTTTGGGTCAGGGGGTGCGAGTTCAGAAAATTCATTGACCATTTACGAATTTCCTCCACTCTATGGCATTCCGTATCTTCCAATGGCGATTGTTCAGTTCTTTCACGATCTCTTCAAGGAGAGCAATCTTCTCCTTCAGATACTCCATCTTCTGCTGCAAACGGTGCAGATCGGTGTCGCCATCCAAGTAAATGTCCAAATCGTTTCGCAGAATCTTCAGGGCAAACGGCTCCCATCCGCGAGCAAGGAGTTCTTCCTGCGACATTTTGCCCGTGTAGTATTCCCATTTTGCACGGCGCAGCACGGCATAGTCCGATTGCGCCTTCTTCATGCACAGCCGCTCGTCTGTCAAAAAATTCAAATACTTGCTGTGTAGTTGGGGAATCTTCAGCGACTCCAAATCAAGAGCAGCGTCATCAAGCCGCACATCCCGTTCAATTTCCTTACGAATATCGTCTAGCGTCATTGGGTTCTCCGTGTGGGCAGTATACACCACACAGCGCACCTTTCAACACGAAAAACTCAAATTAGTTCTATGTTGTAATTTCTATATCCGAATGTAGCAGTGCATTGGAACGGTTCGGGGTCTATTACCGTTGAAGTAAAGTCCACCGAGCCAAGGGTGCGTGGGAACAACCCCTCAAAGGTCACATTGATTTTTGGATTCTTCGTGCTGTTCAGAATAATGAGATTGCCCGTGGTGAGGTGGTGGTTCGTGTATTCTTGGTAGTTTTCAATATTGGTGGAAGACCGCATCCAATTGAATATCTCAAGCCAGTTTTTCAGGTTTTCATCCACAATGAATGTAATACTCAATTCGTCAAAGTCTAGTTTGGACGGGGACTTCAGAGGGACGAACGGAGTGGGCATCTGCACCTCGCTCATGGTCACCGTGGGCAAGGACGCAGACTGACAGAAATACACTGTGGCAGGAAGACGAGACACATAGAACCGATAGTAGGTCGGGAGCAGGGGATTGATCTGCTCGGGATACCGATCCTTGATGTCATCGGGGATGTCGTAGAACTGATAGGTGTTTGCCATAATAGTATGTAGAAACGATAAGGGGAGGGGTTTCCCCCTCCCCCTTCGTGCGGTTTAGTGCAGTCTATTACGATGCAACGCCGTGGAGGTTGTCCACACGGAAGATGCGGTAGTAGACATTGGCGCGTGTCTTCAGACCACCCAGACCAGCGACCGAGCCTTCTGCGAAGGGGTTCGCAACCATGCCGTAGCGGGTCTTGAACGCCATCTTGGGCTGGAAGGTGGACTGATCGACAGCACGCATCATCTGTAGCGGGACATACGGGCAGTAGAAGATACCTGCATCGTATGGGCTGCTGCCCTTATAGCCGACGCACACGAAGTTGGTGTTCGTGCCGCTAGCGATGTCCTGATACGGATCAATGTAGACCTTGATCTTGCCGTTGAGTGTACCAGCAAAGGTGTTGCCGGTGTCATCAACATCAAGGCTGACATTCAGCGCGGGGCTGATGTTGAGGAAGCCACCCATAGCGAGGGCGCTAGCAACATCTGCCGAGCAGATGATGAAGTTGCCCTTGCCACGACGGGTTTCCTTGGCGATGGTGTTGCACTCACGCTCAATCTGGAACATCAGACCACGGAACTTCTCCGCGCTCCAACGACCATCCGAGTCCTGAATGAGGTCGTAAACGCCACCGTATGCCGATCCGCTCGAAAGACCACCAGCAACCGTCTTGTAGTAAAGATCGGTCTGCTGTGCGCCCAACTTGGCGCAGCGGTAGACATTACGGACTACCTCGCGGTTGATTTCAGCAAGAATCTCGGTGCTGAGGATGTTGCTGAGTTCAGTCTCAGCGTCAAGACCGTGAACAGCCTTGAGATCCTGTGCGAGTTCGATGCTGTACGAAGCGGCAAGCATACGAGTAGCAGCCTGAACGCCGACGCGCTCAATGCTGAATGCCATCTCGCTTGGTGCTTCGCCTTCAGCGAAGTTGGTGCGAAGACCCGAGCCGGTGGTCAGACCACTGCCGGTTGTCGGATTGACATCTGTTCCAGCGTATCCGAAGAACGGATCAACGCCTGTGCCAGGACCGAAGTTGGCAAGAGCGCCGGTAGCGCCGCCGCCTGCGGTTCCGCCCGAGAAGCCCGATCCGCTGACCTGGCTCGAACCAGAGAAGTTTGCGGCTGGCTCGTTGAACAGAGCCTCGGTTCCACCCTGGCTGTTGTAACGGCTACGCATTGCGAAGATCAGACCTGTCGGAGCCGACATAGCCTGAACGCCGCAGATGTCATAAGCCATCAGGTTGGGCATGGCGCGACGAACCAACTGGATGAGAATTGGGTCGTAACCACGGAGGTTGGTGTTCTCTCCACCCGAAGCGAGTGGGGACATACCACCACCGAGGGAGTTGGTGGGCGAAGCCTCAGCGATCATCTGCTCGCGGATAGCCTTCTCCTGGTTCTCCAGAAGGGTGGCGATTGTGGCACGCTTGTGAGCGTCTGTGATCTTTGGAAGATCACTGTGGTCTAGAACGGGCTTCCACTTGCGGATAGCCTGCTCGGTTAGAAACTTATTTTCCATTTTCCCTACTCCTATTTGTTAAACAG